TAAAGAATGAATAAAATAAAAAGTTTTAAAATATATACTGATGATGCAGATGAAGATAAAGTATTGGTTGGAAATAGTTTAGAAACAGCATTAGAAATATTAGAAAACAATGGTTACATTGTAGAAGTGGAGTATGAGAATAATCCTAAAGAAAAAACAATAATCAATGATAGACCTAGTGTTTACTTTGATGGTAAAGAGTATCACACTATCTACCATGAGTATTATGGGGATAATGCTTATGATAAACGTAAAGCAGTTGTCTTTAGAAAGAATGATTCTTATGGTGTCGTTATGATTGATGATGGCAAGATAATAGAAGAACGATTATTAAAAGGGCATAGCGAAGAATATGCAGAGGATTGTGCAGAGAATTTTGTTGTGGGAGTTATATAATGATTATTAGAAATGTATTAAGTTTATTTGATGGTATGTCGTGTGGACAACTTGCTTTACACAGAGTAGGTATTCCCTACACTAACTACTATGCATCAGAGGTTGACCCATATCCTATAAAGATAACACAAAAGAACTTTCCTAATACAATGCAGTTAGGAGATGTGCGAGATATAAAAATACCAAATTACAGAGAAGGTAGCATTGATTTACTTCTAGGTGGCTCACCTTGTCAAGGATTTAGTTTTAGTGGCAAGGGATTAAACTTTGATGACCCTCGTAGTAAATTATTTTTTGAGTATGTTCGCATACGAGATAAACTCAAACCAAAATATTTCTTACTTGAGAATGTCGTTATGAAAAAAGAATCAGAGGATATTATTACAAAGTATATGGGTGTTAAACCTATTATGATTAATAGTAGTTTATTCTCGGCACAAAGTCGTAGGAGATTGTATTGGACTAACATTCCATTTGAGATACCTACAGAGGATAAGGGCATTGTTATCAAGGACATACTAGAAGATTTACCTTTCCATGAGATACCAAACTATCTAAACAATACTTGGTGTGGTAAACGTAGAGGTGATATGGTCAAGACAATACATGATGATAAGGCACATTGTCTTACTGCTAGTATGTGGAAAGGTCAGATACCTACCTTTGTAAAGAAACCTATCCAAGTAGGAATGGCTGAAAATATCAAAGGGTATGACATTATCAAGAGAGTGTATCACCCAAATGGCAAGTCGCCAACTCTTACGACTATGCAAGGTGGACACAGACAACCAAAGGTTGCGATTGAAAAGGAATTGTATCGTAAACTTACACCTCTTGAGTGTGAGAGATTACAGACAGTTCCAGACAATTATACACAAGGAGTATCCAACACTCAAAGATACAAGATGCTTGGCAATGGTTGGACAATAGATGTCATAGCACACATATTGAAAGGAATAAAAGATGAGTAGATATTATGTAGAACTAAAACGAAACCTAAAACAAAAAAGTAGTATTATTTTTTCATAGCACACATATTGAAAGGAATAAAAGATGTATAAATTTAAAATAGGAACTGAAGTTCAAGGAGCAGATTATATTCAAGGTAATCTTGTTTCAATAGCAGAGGGTAAAATAATAAAAAGAAAAAGATGGAGTGGAGAAAATTGGTACACTTTAGATGTAGGAAATATTGGGAAAAGACAGAAACTATTGGTTTTTTTAGAAGATGAAATAGAGGAGATTAAAGATGAATCATAAATTAAAAGTATTAATGAATTTAATAGATGACTTAAATTGGGATTACGATAGAATGTCCTCAAGTGGTCAAGAAACTATGGATAAAATAAATCAGATAATAAAGGAGATTGAAGATGAATAGATTTATTATAGAAGAAACACCACATAAGATTGCAAAATCATTATGCGACCAACACATAGTCAAGATGCCACTAGAAGAAACACAGATGTTGTGTACTGCACTATGGCATCATGCACCTGACTATGCAGAGGAAAGAGGTTTGTATAAGCCTGTGCATCAGAAACACCCATGCACACTATGGGCAATGGAAACACGAGCTAACTATATGTATGCATGGTTTCTTTACAAAGAAATGTTAGACGAATATACACTTAGATATCAAAAACAACATGGTGCAGGTAAACACAAACTCGCACTCTTAACAGGTGCAGACTACATACCAAGAGGTAATGTAACACAACACCCACAATGCTTTAGTGGGCATGATGAACTTAAGACAGATGAGTTCTATCCCATTGAAGCATATAGAAAGTTTTATGTTGTAGACAAACTAAAATTTGCTAGGTGGAGATATACAGATAAACCAACATGGATAGAGGAGATTGAAAATGAGTAGAAGTGTAGAATATTTGCTAGGTTATAGATGGATTGTTTGGGTAGGTGGTGTAGACGATTACTACAAAAACTACGATAGAGCAAAAAAA